ATATAGGAATAACATTTAGGAAGTAGATATGCACACAGATAATAGCAAGGTAGGCTTCAGTAAGAAGTATGGTGATAACTTTGACAAGATAGACTGGAGTAGATATGATAGAGATAGAAGTAAGGTACAAGCAGAGAGTAAAGATACTGACGGTCTATAACGAATGGGATATAGATGAGAATGAGATAGTAGGTGTCGAGGCTACAAAAGCAGACGCAGGTAAGTATTTTAAGTTTGATGATAGTAGTGGTTGGTATTCTAAGATAGTGGGTGTAACGCCTTTAGCTATCAGGACAGAGATTTGCATAGTCAGGAAAGATGATTATGTACACCAAGCTAAAGTTCAGTACCCTCAAACGAGCTATTCTGGAGCATTTAAGACAGAAGAGCACGAACTAGTTAGACCTTTTAATAAACCAGAGAGAAGGTGTGTGTATAGGTTAATGCACGACCAACCTATAAAGTATTTAACAAAGAGGATTAAGATGTTAACATTAAAAGGATTGCAAGCTAAGTTAGAAGATAAAGGTATAGATGAAGAGTTTATAATTAACCTATTGATTAACTCTGCCTCTAAGGGTAATGAGAAGGTAAAGTCTATAAGTATATTGGCTAGGATAGGTGGTATAGAGTTAGAGCCTAACAATACTCCTAATCATCCTAAGGCTTTATTTGTACAAAACAATTTAACAATTCAAGACCAACGAAGAAACAGAACAGCAGAGCTTCCTAGCACAACTTTATTGAAGGAGATGATAGCTCAAACCAAAGATAAGATAGATGAGGTAGTTGAGACAGTACCTTTCCAGAAGGAGCTTTAGCGTGGTAGGAGAATGACGCTGATACTTTAACAGGCACGTGTAAGAATTATCAGTACGCTTGGACTGAAGCTATTTATGTAGAAATAGATTTTTTTGATAGGAGAAGAAGGTGAACCTTAGAGATATTCAAGCATTAGACCCAGAAGAGCAAAGAGCTTTGTATTATTCTATGGGGGTTGATACTGCTTTGTTTGCTAAGGTTGTAATGAGTCACATTGTAACAGAAGTTCCTGAATTCCATAAAGAGATATACAGTATGTTAGATGATATGACTCAAAGAAAGTATAATTATAGTGCTAGTGTAATATTCAGGGGTGGGTCAAAGAGTACTCTTAGTAAAACAATAAAAAGCACACAAGACGCTTGCTATTCTCACGAACCAGTAACTATGCTAATATCAGAGAGTTTAAGTCAAGCATCTATGGATTTGGTAGGGTTACAGGATGAGTTAGAGAATAATGAGATAATAAAAGGTTTGTACGGTAACCTGAAAGGCAAGGTTTGGAACACTGAAAATGCAGAACTGTCTAATGGTAGCTTTATCTGCGTTAAGGGCTCAGGTTCAAGGGTTAGGGGCTTTAAATGGAAGAATCAAAGACCTACTAGAATTGTGCTAGATGATTTTGAGTCAGAGCATAACACACGTACAGCAGCGCAGAGAAAAGAGGTCAGGCAATGGATAAACGCACAAGTATTGCCATCAGGTACTCCCAATACTATCTTTCAGTTCTTTGGAACAGTAGTTCACCCTAATGCTTGGTTAGCTAATGTCCAGGACTTAGAATATTTTCAAGGTAGTAAGGGTAAGTTTATTAGATATGCTATTGAAGAGAATGGTGTTCCTGTTTGGAGTAGTAGATTTAACAAGAAATGGATAAAGGATAAAAGAAACTTTTACAAAGACCAGAACCTTTTATCTTTGTTTTTACAAGAGTATTATCATATTCCTTCGATATTAGGTGAAGCAGCCTTTAATATTAACGCTATAAATGAACTGGATGGTGTTTTTGGATGTTACGAACATATAACTTATGTAGAGGTGAATGGCAAGAAAACACTGGTAAATACCTTTATAGGTGTTGACCCAGCCAGTAGTACCAGCGAGAAAGCCGATAATACGGTAATCTTTGTTATTGGAGTAACTCCAGACAATAAAATTATAATATTAGATATATTCGCAGACAAGATAACAACAACAAATCAAGTAAGTAAGATATTTGAATATGTCAGGAAATACAGACCTAAGCACGTAACAGTTGAAACTCAAGGTTACCAGTTAGCTTTAGCTGATTGGTTAAGAGAAAAAATGAATTTAGGCTGGAGTCCTGCCTTTGCTATTAGAGAATTTAAGTCTAGCAAGAGTAAAAACAATAAATTCATAATGGGTCTAGAACCTTTAATTAACACTGGTAGATGTGTGAAGATAAAGAATTGCAATGGCTACGCTACTTTTGAAAAAGAAGCTAGAGCATTTAACGGTGTCGAGAAAGAACACGACGATACATTAGACGGATTCTTCCTTGCAGCTCTAGATATGTATCCTCCTGGAAATTTTAATGTTGACAACTTGATAAAAAGAGTTAAGTCTGGGAGAAGAAAGAAAAGAAAAAGGTCTTACGCAGCATTTTAGGAGATATAGTGGAAAGAACAAAGTTAGATAAGCAAGCAGCTCTGAAGCTTTATAAAGAGCTATCAAGTTATGAAAATCAACAGTACATAAGCCATCAAAAGAATTGTGCTAGCAATAGGTCTTTTTATTTTGGTGACCAGCTAACAGTAGATGAGTTAGAGGATATTAAAGCAAGAGGACAGTTCCCCTATGCGATAAACAAAGTAAGAAAGGCAGTTAGAGGAATCACTGGAATGTTAACCGCCTCGCTTCCTAAGTTTAAATTTGTAGCTGTAGGAGACTCTGATAATAGTAAAGCAGCTCTTTGCAATAACTTATTAGATTGGGTTTGGAGAAACTCAGATGATATACAAGGTTTCCAGAAAGTAATAAAGAGAGCTACTATTGATAATATTGCTTATTTTCACGTAATAAGAGACAGAAGAGGGTATATCAAGTATGTTCCACTAACTTATGCTGATGTTGTAGTTGACCCTAACTCAAAAGATAGTATGTTTAGAGATGCTTACAGAATAGCAATCAAGAAATATATCCCTGTAGAATTAGCTAAGGTGCTGTATGGGATAGACAACTTACAAATGGATAACCCTCTTGCTTACTCAGATATGATAAATACAGACGGAACACAAGCATTTCTAGGTAAGATTTTCTCTGCTGACAGGAACTACGTATTAGTTTATGAAACTTATCGAAAACAATACGTAGCTGTTGATAATAACTTTGCTGAAGTTAGAATAATAAAAGAGACCTTAGTTGGTTTTGAAGATATGTTTACTGAAACACTAGACCCAGCCATAACCGAGTACCCCATAATTCCCGTGTACGCTGAAGATACAGAGAACCCTTATAAGTTAGGTGAAGTTTACTTTATGAAAGCTCCTCAGAAATTCATCAATAAAGCTTATGGGGTTGCTCTGTATAATGCTCAATTGTTATCTAATCCTAAAGTATTAGTTAGAGAAACAGATATTCCAGGAATGGATATTGAGTCATTTGAGGATAACTTTTCTACTCCTGGAGCTATAGGTGTGCTGACGGGTAATGCAGGTGACCCAATAATAGTTCAAGGGCAACCTCTAAACAGTGCTTTCTTTACTATGTACCAAGATGCTGTTCATCAGTTTGAGCAAGCTACACTCCCTTCTGAAGTGTTAGGGTTTAATAATAGTTCAGGACGACAAAGAGTTTCTCAGTTGCTTGATATTAAAGAAACAGTACTTGATACTTTTAAAGATTTTGCAAGTAATATAGAGAAGGCTGTAGCACAATTAGGAAAAGTATCCTTGCAATACATAAAAGCTTACCTGAAAAAAGAAACTGTTATTAAAATAAACGATGGTGAAGATAAGTTTAAACAAATCGAATTAAACAAACAACAGGGGTTAGATATGAATAACCCTAAGTCTGTAGAGAGCTTTGTTAAATATTTAAGGAGTCAAGGTGTTTCCGATAATGAAATAGAGCAAAGATTGAACTTAGCTATGGAGAATAAAGAATATGCAGATAGTATTAACTATATCATTAACGATATCAATAATCTAGAATACGATGTGTATGTTATACCTGGTTCTTACAGTCCTACTTATAAAATGGCTATTCTTAGACTGATGATGGAGCTATATGAGATGAATGCTGTAGATAACACTGCAATTATCGAGAATGCTCCTATTGGTAACAAAGAAGAGATGTTGAATAGGTTTAGTGAGAATAGACGTTTATATTCCGAGAATGAGGAGTTAAAGGCTCAAATTCAAAGTATAGAAGAAGTATTGAAGAGCAGAGAGAAAGAGCTTGCTGATTTAGGTATCAAGAATGTAATAACAGAAGCTAAGTTTAAGCAAGAAAAGATTATTGCTGACACTAGACTCAAAGCTTACCTTTCTAAGCAAAGAAATAAACTAATCTCTACGGAGATGATTAATAAAATAAGAGACGAAGTAAGAGATATTCAGTTTGCAGCTAAGGTTGAAAAAGCAAAAGCTGAACTTGCAGCTAAAACTGAAACTGAAGTAGGTGAAAGTGCAGAGGCATTAGTAGCTAGATTGTTTGACCAAAGACAGATTGAGGAGAACTTATGATTAATTTAAAAGAAAGACTTGGGGATTATACTCCAGGCAAACCGTTGATTTCACCAAGACACAGCTTTAATAGAGCTGAGTTTACCCCTGATATCCAGAAAGATATTATAAACAATTACTTTGGAGCACCAGTAGAAGTTCCAGCTCCTACATATGCTCCTGAACAAATTCCCCAACAGGTAAAGAATGATGAACCTGTTATATCTCCCGAAGAGCTAGCAAGGTATGAAAGAATGGAAGCCTTGATGACCCAACCTCACGTATTAAAAGCGATAGGTGACGCAGTACTAGCTCAGACCCAGACTGCCAACACTCAAAATACTAATGTTGGAGCACCACCTCAGTCTCCCGCAGGTGCACAACAGATTGAACCCCCTCAAGGTCAACAAGCGCAACAGCGTGAACAGATTGACCCGAATGAGTTTATTAACAATTTATGGGAGGATTTGAAAGGACAAACCGCCAATGTCGAAATCAATCAGAATGAACAACCTGTAATGAATGCTTACACGCCTCCTGTAGTGCCTCAAGAACCACAGCGTCCTTCATTAGCAGAGCAACTAAACCAAGAGCAACAACAAATGTTAGCAATGGCACAGCAGGCAGGTATTAACCCACAAGAATTTAGTTTATTTATGGAAGGCTTGTCACCCCAAGACTTCATTAACCTTTATAACAACAACAAACTAGCTAAAACGAATACACAACAAACTGCACAAGCCCCTCAAGCTAACTTAGCTGAGACACCTGGTCTGCAGCGAGTTCCTGTTCGCACAAGCTACGTTTCACCTCGAGCCGATGTAAACAGGTTCGGAGTGTAGGAGAATAAAATGATTAATTATAACCTTTCTACTACAAGTGGTGAAGGTAATTCTGCACCACAAGCGTTAAATAGCCTTCAGACAGGCATAGGCGCACAAGACATTCACCTTATTGGTGATAAATATATGATAGATATATACGGAGATATGGTATCATACAATCCTCAAGACACAGTATTATTGTCCATTATAGCAGGGCTTGGTTCAAAACCAATGAACTCTCCGTATGTTACTTGGAACGATGATTACAATGGTAATATGTGGGCTGACTTAAAGTTCGATATTCTAAGAGCAAGACAAACCGTAGGCGGAGTTCTCAATGCAGGAGAGTTAAAATGGACAAAATCTAATTTAGCTACTCAAGCTTACCAAGCTACTCTTGCTAATTTCAAAACTAAACTTTACTTCATTGA